CTGTGCCAATAGTATCAGCTGTTCCACCTGAAACTGGCCTCCACTTGTATATCTTGCCATCACCAGAAAAACAAAAGACTAAATCCTCACCCCAGTTATCAAAGGAGAAATGACCTGTATCAAGAGGTAGTCCAGATTGACTTCTAGCATCGCCATAATCTTCTACGTTATAGTGGTATGCACCATAACCAAGAGGATCATTAGAAGCATCGTTTACAAAACCAGATGGTGTTATATCAGTCCATGTGTTGTCGTATAAAACATAAACCTTTTGTCTTGTACCAACAGCTAAAACAGATGCACCTAGGTTGTCCTTATAGGCATACATACCTATAGGCTCACCATCAAGTGCTGTAGTTTTTAGTTTAGACCAACCACCAATCGGTTTAAGATAGCCGTTTTCAAAACGCACAAGATTGCCGTCAACCCAACGACCTTTGTTAGCATAGTCAGTACCGTTTTTGACTATGCCAGCTGGCGGAGTTACAGGCAATAGTGCCATTGTTTAACCTATAGTTTTAGTAACAGATGTTGGTGTAATCAATAATGCGATTTGATTATCTAAGCTAGACTTTAGACTAGCTACTTCATCGTCACCCATGCCTGCTGTAACCCAACCAGTAACTGTGTCATTGGTAAGATCTGCAAAGGGTACAAAGCTTGATATATCATCTGCATTAACGCTGTGAGTACCATAAACAGAAGCTGCATAGTTATTACCTTCAGCATCTTGTTGATCGCTCTCTGCGTTTAATCGCCAATGTACGTTGTAAACAACGTCTGAATGACTGTCGTGTGTTGGATATGTGTCAACTGTTTTGCAATCCCATGTATATGTATTTGCCATTATTATTCTCCTTTAAGTAAGTTAATTTCAGATTGTAAGGCATCAATCTGTTCTTGTTGTTCTTGTATAGCTTTAGTTAAAAGAGGTACAAGTTTGCTTTGGTCTATTCCTTGATATTCAGGATTGCCTTCATCATCAACCGCATCTTTTTCACCTGAAATAGCTTCAGGAACTATGTCTTGTACTTCGTGAGCTAAGAAACCATCAACTGTATTATCTGCATCAGCTATAAAGTTAAATCTAGCTGGTTTTAATTGTGCAACTCTATCAAGAGCAGTAAAGTCATAGTCTACATTTTCTTTTAATCTGTAGTCTGAAGATGTGTTAAAAGATGTTGTTGAACCATTAGTTGTTATAGAGCCAACTGTTGAGCCATTTCTTTGAAAGGCTGCAAAATTATTTGTACCTGTAGTAGTATTAATAACTAAGGCTGTTGTTCCAGCTTTTTGTAAATTTAATAATCCAGTTGCAGAAGCATCACCCACCAACAAGTTGCCTGAAGAATCAATAGCCATTCTAGTTGCTGCTGCTGTTTTATCGTATATACCAAAACTACCTCCAACTGATAATGCCCAATCTCTAGTTGCATTATCTAAACTAACAAATGTATAAGCACCAGTTGTTTCAAATTTTGCAACATCAGTTGAAGATGAAGAAACATGAAGTTTATTTGAAGGACTACTTATTCCAATTCCAACATTTCCACCATCTTTTATTGTAAACCTAGAAGAACCAGCACTCATATCGTCAATGGAGAAATTACTACCATCTACATTTAAGTCGTACTTTTTATCATTTGTACTATCTTGTAATCTTAATTGATTGGAGGTGCTTTTAATGTGTAATGCTTTTTCAGGACTAGTCGTTCCAATTCCAACAGCAGTATTAATATAAGCTGTGCCTGAAAGGTAGAGGTCTTTGAATCTATGAGAAGAAGCACCTAAATCAATACTTCCATTTCTAGCACTATTTGATGAAATATTCCACGGAATAACTGTATCAGCACCATCATAAAAATATAGTCCAGTATCACCTGTACCAACAATTAAATCACCGCCACTAGCACCAATACTTCCAACTGTTGAGCCATCTTTTGCAAAATTAACAATAGCTCCATCACTAGATTTACGATTGATAGAAACTACAGTTCCACCATCTCTAGTTGCATACAATTCACCATTTGATTGTAACTGAACACCTGCTGTATTAAATGCAGATGAACTCTTACCCACCAACACGTTGCCTGAAGAATCAATACGCATTCTTTCTGTTCCAGCAATACCAAATTTCATTGAATCGTTAGCATTCATTCCTGTCCATGAATATTGCATGTAAACAGTTTCGTTATTTGATGTAACTTTTAAACCATCTGCGTATGCAGAAGTGGTATTATTTGCACCTTTTATTTGCATTCTTGAAGCTGATACTGAGGTCGTTCCAATTCCAACATTGCCTGAAGAATCAATACGCATTCTTTCTGTGCCACCACCAGTCATAAAGTTTATATAACCAGCAGACCTAGAAGTAAGTGCGTCTACATTATGGTCATAACTTAAATATCCTGAATATCTAGCTGTACCTGATGTTCCATCTGCAAAAGCAAGATAACCTGTTTCAGTTGTTCCATTAACAACAGAAATACCACCTTCATCACTTGCATCTACAACTAATTCTGTTGCATAGTAGTCTGATGGACTACTCGTGCCAATTCCAACATTTTCACTACTATCAATAGTTATAGCTGTAGATGTAGCATTGTCATCAATACCTGTTGAAGTGAAACCTGTAAGCGTACCAACACTTGTAATATTAGGTTGAGCTGCTGTAGCTAATGTACCTGTAATAGATGTGCTTGCTGATAAAGTTGTGAATGATCCAGCTGCTGCTGTAGTACCACCAATGACAGAGCTATCTATAACTGCTCCATCTAAGTTCATAGCTACTGAAGTACCAGTAGAGCTAAATAAACCGTCTACTGTATCAAGATCATTGTTTATCTTTGTACCCCAGGTATCAGTAGATGCGCCTACTTCTGGTTTAGTTAAATTTAAATTCGTTGTAAATGTATCTGCCATAAAATTTTATCCTTTAAGCTGCGTCTTGTTCGCCTAATGTTGTCCATGATGTATCTGGGTTTGCTTGGTCGGTCCATGTTTCATCTGCTACTATTTGATCGGTCCAAGTCTCACCAGGAACAATTATATCTTCCCATTTTAGACCACCAACTGCATTAAATCCACTTGTTTGTGCAATTACAGATGCACCTGTTAATACAATGCCACCTAGTGCATCAAATCCGCTAGTTTCTGCAAATGTTCCTTCACCAACTACAGTAAATCTACCTGTAGCTGTCATACCTGATACTGCTGGACCTATAACCACACCACGGTCTATTTGATGACCTGTGGCTGTCATACCAGAACTTGCAAATATAGTTGCAGATCCTAGGTCTATTTGTATACCAACAGCTGTAAATCCAGATGTTTCTGCTATGGTTGCAACACCCCTATCAATTTGAGTACCAGATGCTGTAACGCTAGATACTGCACTAATAACCGCTTGTCCGCGATCTATTTGTCTACCTGTTGCTGTTGCAGAAGAAACTGCTGATATGGTTGATGCACCAGTAATAACAAATCTACCATCCGCTGTTGCAGATGATGTTTGTGCTATTGTGGATGCGCCAAAATGATATACAGGAGTTCCGTAATTGGACTTTCCGTATGTGTATAAGCCATAGCCTACTGAGGCCATGGTATTAAGCTAATGTTATATCTAAATCGCCAGCGTCAAATCTAAATACATCGCCTGAACTTACAGTTTTAGAAGCTGTCAAGTTTGCATAAGCCATTAGATTACCGCTTGATGAAGCATCAAATATACCTACTGCAACCACAGTTCCATAGTCTGCTGTAGCTGTTGGATATTCAACCGCAGCTGTATTGGTTGCTGTGGTGGGGTCTGTACCAGATACTGTAAATGCAGCTGATTGTCTTGCGTAAGCTCCGCCTGATACTTCAGTACCACCACCTGTATCTGTAGGTGCTACAGTATATAAAGCAACATATAATGTTCCTGGTGCTGTATAAGCATTACCACCAAATACATGGTCTAATACTTTATCTTCTAAGTAATCACTAAATCCAGCCATATTGTCTCCTAATTATTATTCCAATAATAAATGTTTTTACCAGACTTGCCATAAGTTCTTCTTCTTTGCATTAGAGATCCTTTGCCAAATTCTGCCTTCTCTTGTTCCATTCTCATCTCTTCTAATGCTTTTTCAAATTGTGCTGTAAATAACGGCACTCTTTCATCTTCCATTAGATAGATAGAAGCGTGTTTTAAAGCACCATATAGATAAGCATCTGGATATCCTGTGGATATAAAGTTCGTTGTATTAGAACTGCTTAAAGCATCTATAGTGCCATAGTATGTTAATTGTAGCGTATAACTTGCATCAGGGGTAGGTGCTAACTCTAATGAATTATCTACAATCGCATAATAAATTGGTTGACCAGTAACATTGTTATTGGCTTTTCTATATACATCTAGTGATTCTAAAGACTGTTGAAACAATGGCCTAAAGTCGTTTGATGTTATTTCTACATTAATAGCTTCTAACCAATCTGTTGGTAAGCTCATGTATTGAGCGTCTGCTGTAGCTGTTGCACGCTTTACCATGTCTTTGTTTCTTAATCTTCTGTTAAATTCTGATTCTGTTGCATCTATAAAAAAGTCTAACTGGTCTGTTAAATCTGACCTGTTTAAGAAATTTGCAATATTAGTTTTTAATTCATCGTATGTCATACTTTACCTTTCCATGTTCTAAATGGTTTGTTATCTGAATGGTTTAGCCATTTCTTCCATTGCGCAGAATCTTGCGCCCATCCTTCTCGGACTGCTCTTTGATATAC